ACAAACTGGTATACACCAAACATCTACACAAAGTAAATCACGCATAGAATCACGTATAGAAAATCCCCCTCTCATGATATGCCTCATCAGGGGCAGAACATGGGAGGGGGATTTTTTTGTATATTCAATCCGACTTGTTCGCCACGAATCGGATCTCGTCAGGCCACGGACATTTCGGATCGTCCGGCCCTTCCCAAGGGAAGCCCTCCTGCTGCGGCAAATCGCGGAGTGCTTGCCTATATACCAGCAGCGCGGCATAGTCTTCCCCGGTTATCGAAGTTTCGATATTCCCTGCGGTCTGTTCCTTGTGCCGTTCGACAAGCCATGTCGTCGCATCAAGGCGGCGGTCACGCTCGGAACGGATGCGGGCGGCGCGGGCTGGCGTTGAGTTGTACTCGGCAATCCGGGAGGCTTCGGCTGTTGCGGCCTCTTCATCGAGTCGGGCCTTTTCCGCTTCCCACAGCGTGACGAAGGGAGCGACATCCACTTCATAATCATCGGGCGTCAATGGGTGGTTGATGTCGTCCGTCCATTCGATATGGCCGTTATCGCCGTGCCACTGGAGCGCGTGCATATTCTCAGGTGCGGGGAAGTCGAACTGCAGCGGGGTGCCGTCAACGATGATGAGGCGGTCGGACGGAACTATTATAACATGTTGTTTCATATAAACTTCTCTGGTTGTTGTAATTATAAAAAGGTGATTCTATGATAAGTTTGTGGGTCAATCTTCCGGGAGTTTGACGCAGTACACCAGCTTGTAGTACGGGGGGACCGTGGAGACGGCGGAAGCTGTTGCTGTGTGCGTGTGAGTAGCGTCAGTGATGCCGTGAGCGTGTGCTTGTGAGCCACCAGCCGAATTAGTGGCGTTGGACATAAGACTCCCTACATCTGTGTTTCCTTCCGCACCTGCGCTATTATTGTTATTTCCTAGGTACCCATTCAGAGAATGATTATGGATCGCCAGCATATTCTCGGTAAGAGTGGTCCCCTGAACGGAAATATTGCTTGCTGAGTTAGCAACCGTAATCGTGGGGGTGGCGCTTATTTCTCCGCCCGATTCTCCAGCTTCATTGACATTCTTCACACATGCGATGAACCTGCTTCGCAGGTCTGGCACCGTGCCGCCTCGCCCATCGCTGCCGCCATCGCAAAAGAGCCAGCCCGTATCGGGTTCGGACTGTCCCCAGAAGATGGGGTTGCGGTTGGCTGGCCCGCCGAGTTTCACGTTATAGAACGGCACGACTTCGCCGGGAATCCTCCCACCGCCTGCAACAGAAGCCTTCCAATACACCCCCGTGTCGGTTGTCGGATTCTTTGCCCCAACCCCCGGGACGTCCGGTCCGCTCGACTGTTGAGCCACGTACTCGATGCCGTTGCTTCCCATGACGTGGCACCCGGCAATATAGTCGAGCGTCGCTTGCCATGGATAAACGCAGCCGGATTGCTGGAAAAAAGCGTGTTGCCCAAGCAGGTTGAAAAGCGCATTCATCCATGCACGTTCGACCATGACGCCGCCCGCGTCGGGGTCGACCTGCGTGATGAACGGAAAGAGATCCCGGAAAGAAGGAATGCCTTGACCTGTCGGGGTCATCTCAGGGATCTGCACGGTATCCGCTGCATATCCCAAGACGTTGGGCATGATGCTAGGAGTCGAGGGAATAGGCATCTACAGGGCCTCCATACGGCTGAAAAACGCCGTTGTTGAAATTCCGACCGCCGGATCCGGCGAAACCGAAGGTATGTTTCGGGATGACTTGATAGACGTCATAGCCGACGCCCGCAGGCTTTGGGGGAACGTCATCGCGCAGGAGAAGCGCACGCTCGTATGGCTGGAGCTTGAAGCCGATAACGTAGCGTATTTTCATCGTTCCGACATGCACGACGGCAATATGACCGCGATCCGAGAAAAGCCAATGAACGATCTTGTTCAAATCTAGGAGGCTGCCGTCGGTGATGTTCGAAGCTGCTTTCATCCAGATTAAAAGATGATATGCGTTATCTTGAAGTATGAACGTGTTCGATTCGCTCTCATATGCAAAAGGACCGTGCCCAAAGTTGCTGAGGTTTGAACCGGAGAAACCGAACGGCTTGATGTCCGTCGCCTCTACTTCAAGCGTACGCGGAATGGCGACGATGCGTCCCCACACGTCAAGCCCCCATCCGAATGCCGTTTCTGGGTCAAAGACGGACTCATAGAACGTCGCAATATCCGCCGTTGGCTCAATGGCGGTATTCATCGATTCGATGAGCGCCAGCAGCCGTTCCGAGTTGTCGTACTGCGAAAGTATCGTTTCGCGCCAGTTATCCACGGCCCGACCTCGTTTCGATAATAGTTACAGTGACGTTGTCGGAGACGAGCGTGGGGGCTTCATCTATATTGATGGTGATGTAGTCGCCCCATGTTGGGGAGCTTTCGCCGACGGGCGCCGCGATTTCGACACTCACCAAGTCGGTAACGCCAGTTCCGAGCACTGCGGAATAAAAGCGGCTGGCATACACCGTATCCCCGATATGAACGCGCTGGCCCGTATTCCCGCAGGCGTCGGCGGTTTCTCCGTAGAACTCGGCGACAACAGCGGACTTGATGAGCTCTTCGACGTTGCTCGGCATTGAGGCATTTTTGCGGATAGTCACCTGAATGCCCACCGGGAGCGATTCCGGGCGCTCAAAGAGCACTGTTTCGACCGCTCCGGTTACAGGATCAGTCACAGTGACTCTGATGTTGCCGTTGTAATCACATCCGGCGGAACAACGGGCGTAAATGGCCTCAGCAATATCATTATCCGTCGCGCTGCCGACGACCGCCACATAAATTGAGTGCGGCTTGAGCGTGACGCCCTGTACTTCAAGAGGCGCGCTGGTCTTGTTCTCGCGCACACAGACATCAAGCACGCCATCCAGATCGCCGACGTTGGCATAGACGGCGGCGGCAACGCTCCGGGCGTTCTTCGCGACGCTGGCGTAGCGCCGGGACTCGAACGCGGCCCGGCTCTCGACGTTTTGCCCAGTAATCCCGGCTTCATTGGTGATCGTGTCCCATCCGGGGATGGTTCGTACAATCGTAGTCACAGTTCCCTGCCGGATTTCAATAGGCCCCGGAACCTGACAGGCAAAATCAAGGATAATACTGCCGGATTGGGGGATCGTCCCTCCCGTCTGACAAACCAAAATGTTCCCGTCCGCATCTTTTGCAAGCGCCGGGGCTTCGCTGCCGATGCCGGGGATGACGGTGCCGGGAAGCCCCGTACAAGTACAGGGGACGACCGTGGAACGGGCGGGCTGTCGGGTCAGAAAGTAAATTTTGGCGAGCGCGTCTTGATAGATGCCTTCCGCAGTCTCGGGGTTGAACATATTCGCGAGGAACAAAAGCTGGCTGTTCTTGTCCTGCACGATGGCCGTTTCGGACGTGACGAGCTGTCCCTGCGGCGTGGCCGGATCCGGGTTCAGCCGATTGTCGAATGCCGCCTGCCAGTCCTGTTCCACAGCATCCCGGACGGTTGCGGTATCGGGTACGACCGGGCCGTTTTCGGTAAAATTGATTCTAGACTGCGACATCTGCGGTTTTCCCCGTTTCCGTGGTGATGCGGATTGTTCCAGTCAAAACGCGGCGGTCAAGCCGGGAAAGCTGCGTGTTGGCCTGCGCTACGCCGGGGACCTCAAGCGCGCGTGCATTTGAGCGTGCCCGCACGAGTTCGGCGGGAGGGAGGGACCCAAGCTCACGCATGAAGTACGGTATTCCGTCTTGCTGCGCGTAGTACGGTTCTCCTTGGAATGTGCGTACATACGATGCGACATCCTGCACGATACGCATAGTCCCCCCTGCCGAAGCAAGATTGCCCCCCACGGAGAGCGTCAAATCCCACTGTTCATCAAGACGTAATGACAGGAGCCCCGAATCTACCACTTCGGCAGATGATTGCACTTCATCACAAATATTGGACAGCGCGCGTACGTTCAAAACCGTTCGGAAATTCATGATGCTGCCTTATCTGCAAGCCGAGCCTGCGCAGCGGCGACAAGCGTCGCTATGTCCCGCCACTCTCCATCGCCACAGAGCACGTAGGTGGCTTGTCCGGCGGCTGCGGGCGGAACAAGTCCGGACGTTCCGGCTGCCGATGCCGTCGCGCCCTGCATTTCAGGCACGGAGATGATGCCGTTGATAGTGCGTATACCATCACCCAAGTTGCTCGTGAGAATCGCCTCACGCCACGGATAGTAAGAAAACGTATTATCCGAGTTAAAGAAACGCGTTCTATGATACATCCTGATGACTTTACCACCAATGGCGATAGAAAATTCCTGTATCCCATTGCCAGTATGATAAACATTCGCAACCCTCAGCCGCGCGGAGTAATTGCCACTCACCTCCAAAGGCGTGTTATTCACCACAGGGGTAAATGAAAAAACCTCACTGCGCAGGTATAAGGAATACTCGCCATTGACCCACCATTTATCGTCATTCAGGTTAAGCGTCGCGGCGTCATCAGCCGACTTCTTCGTAAAACTTTGGATAGGCGGCGTACCAATCTGCCCTCTCTTGCTCGCAAGATCCTCAAGGTTCCCCCCAATCGCCACGTCTTTCACGGTGATCGCGCCGTCCGCTTCGGTCGTGGTCTTCCCGTCGACAAGGTTCGACGCCTGAGCACGCTCAAGTGCCTCGTTTGCCGTGGTTTGTGCAACTATCGCAGTAGACTGTGCTGCGTCTGCGGCTCCCTGCACTTGCTGAAAGAACCGTGTGGTTTGTCTCTCGAATTCGCTTCCGGAAAGCGGTCCTGTCGGCGGATGGTACTGAAAATCAGGCATAACACCCTCCATTACTGTGGTTGTCCGGATATGCCGGAACCGGGCTCGACCCCGGTATGAACATGGGTTTCCAAGACCTTACCGTTACTCTCAACCGTCCCTCCCATGTTCGTGAGTCCGCCGGAGAACCGGGCCGGGCCGCCGTCACCCTGCGCCGTGCCCGTCCACGTCAAGGATCCGTTGATGCGCACATCGGCGTTGATGGTGAGGCCGTTTTCCGCCGTCAGGACGGAAGTTTCCCCGTGCATCGTCAGTTTGGCCACTCCTTCGATGGTGACGCCCTCGTCGTCGACCAGCACATAGCGTTCCGGCGCGGCGTTCAAGAAGCCTCCGAGATAGAAGCCGTCGCCTTTGCTCATGGCGCGGGCTGACCCCGGATTGACGTTTCCATCCTTCCCCCGGCTTTCCTTGAGCGATTCCGTGTCGCGCATGGCGTAGACGGCGAGGCCGATGTCACCCGGCTGAGGGTCGATGACGAGGGCGTTTTTTCCGCCCTGAATGCGCAGGTAGGGAAGCTTGAAGAGCACGCTCTGCTCCTGCGCCTTCTGTTCGCCCGTCACCAAGTTGATGAGGGGTTGCACGTCGACGAAGCCCACCGGGGAGACGCCCGAGCCGGAGACGGCGACCACGCGAACGGGTTCCGCCGTGGCGATGCGCCCGAGCATCTGGCTGATCATGAAGTCCTGCGCGTTGTACTCGCTGGAATTTGTCGAGAGGCCGCGTTGTCCCTGCATTATTTCTTGTCCTTCTTCGGCTTCGCGCCGGGATAGCTTGCCTTGATCTGACTCACCCACTGCGTTGCTCCGGGATAGCCTGCCTGCAATTTGTGGCTTAGGCTCACGATCTGCCAGAGGCCGGAAGCGCGGGGGACGATGCTCTCAATCCGCACCGGGCCGCCAAGCTGGAGCTTCGGCTCGTAGATGCCTTTCACCGTCACGCCTTCGTTGTCGAAGCTCGGATAGCCAATCATGCCACTTTTCGCGGACCAGACGGGCGTCGAGCCGCCGTCATCGCTGCGAAGCGTCGCAAGTGGGGAGATGACCATCTCGCCATCGTCCACGATGAGGTCAATACGGGCATCGTGGGCAAGCTGCTGCGCCTGTTCCATCGGGCCCCCGACGATAGCGACATTGCGAAGGGAAACGGACACGCCTCTGTTGACGAAAGCGAGCCCCATTTGCTTCGCAAGCCCCTGCATGAGCGTGGCAACGTCCTGCGAGCCCTGCGCCGTCAACGGCGGCACGGGCGTGATGCTGGCGACGTATCCCGTGATGCACTCGACGTCGAAAGAAGGGTCCGGCGCCGCGTTGAAGTTCGGGACGGCGCTCACGATATCGCCGGAGAATGCTAGCGACATCCCGTGCTCTTCATCGCCCGCGTACACGGCAATGCGGTTTTTCGACGCCTGCAACGGCTTGAACGCCAGCGTCGTCAGAGTCTCCATGTCCGCCAATGGCATGTTGAAAATCTTGACCTTGGCCTTGTTCTTCTCTTTCCCACCGGGTTTCTGAATGTCCACATCCATGCCGAGCCTGATAATCTTGGTGTTCGCACCTTGCCCGGTAGCCGTGTTGAAGCCGCCCTCGGAAAGCGTAATGTGCGCTTCAAGCTGCTTTTTGGTGAAGCTCGTGTTCACAGCGTTTCCCCTTCTTCGACATAAACGAGCTGGAATCGGTCGCCGAGGCCCGACCAGTGCGGATCCTCTTCGCCCTGTATATCGACAAAGTAGAGCTGCCCCCGGAAGGCGAGATAGTCGTACAGCTTCAAGCCGACGAGGTTACGGCAGATGACCCCAGACCAGATGACCGTCTGGTCGACAGCAAGGTCGCAGTACAGGTTCACGCCTCGGGAGATGAACCGGAGGGTGCAGTTCTGTTCCCCAAGCACAATCTGGAGGCTCTGGTTCGGCTCATGCCGGAGCGGTACGGTCATCATCCGAAAATCCCCTCGCCTAGCTTTTTCAGTGTGCTTTTTTGCGTCGTCTGCCCCTGTTGTTTCCCGGCATCCGTGGTGCTTGCGTCGGTCGGATTCTTTGCCTGCGCCTTACTGATTGGCTTTATCGTTTCGTTGCTGTACTGCGGCTCGACCTGCCGGATCTCTTGCAGCATGAGCCCTACAAGCAGCCTGTCCACACCGTTTTCGGCCTTGCGGTCGTAGTCGTAGGAGACAAGGTTGTAGTCGAGAAACGTTTTTTCCGGGGTGACGATGCTCACGAGGTCGGTGCTTTCCGCCAGCTTGTCCAGCGCCGTCAGAAACGCCGCAAGCTCGTCGCTCTTCCCCGTGCGGCCCAGCACGACCGATATCGCCGTGGGAGAAGCGACCTTGTTGTAATCCGCGAAACTCCCTTTCTCGACGGGGTTGGAGCTGATTTTGTTCTCGGCCTTGATCGAGCAGGAAAAGAACGTGTCGAAGTCGAGGGCCTTGGCGCCGTCTTTATCGAAAATCGACCAGTTGCCGGGCTGTCCCGGCGGGAGCGCGCCGAATGCCATGTCAGTACCCGAATGCGCTGTCTGCTTGCGCGGTTTGATTACGAAGTGCCGGAACCACTCCTTGGGCCATCCCCTCCGCATCTGTAGCCTGCGTGTAGACCTTGACCTCACCCACATTGGTGGTTGACGTCATCTGACGCGAATTGTTGACGTTGCTCACGCTTCCCGGACGCGCATCCCCGGCGCGTACCTGCGGCGGCAGAATAGACGGGCGGACATCATCAACCCGCATCGAATCGGCGACCCCGCCGGTCTTAGCCTCGGCCTTCGTTTCTTCCGGGCGCGAAGACTCATCGCCGCCGAGCCAATCCTTGATCCAGTCGGGAAGCAAATTGTAGAGCTTCTGGGCTACCCAGTTCAGCATTTCGACAAGCACATCATTGATTTTGGAGATGCCTCCCCAGATCGTTTTGAGGGCTTCGATAACGCCTTTTCCGTCCAGCGTAAGAACGGAGTTGAAGAGCTTGGCGACCCCCGAAAGGGCATCCCAGACGCCCCCGAGAATACTTTTGATGCCTTCCCAAATAGCCTTGAAACGAGCCCCGATTTCATCGCCAGTTCCGAACATCGACCAGAGCCCGGAAAGTGCAGATTCTCCGCCTTTGATGTAGGTAATGAGATCGTCGACAACCAGCGCGATCGCGCCGATGCCCGCAATCAACGGCGTAAACGGCGCAATCGCAGCCCATGCCGCCGTCGCCATCGCGCTTAACGCCGGGAGCATGAGCGTCGTAATGACCCCGGCTAACGCCGTAAAGAAGACGATCACGAACTGCTTGTTTTCTTTCACCCACCCGAGGAGATCGCCGAGCAGGTTCGTCAAAAACGTGATCGCAGGGGAGACGGTGCTGGCGAAAAGGGCTGAGATGGTGCGCCAAGCTGTATTAAGACGCTGTTGCGCTTCCCGTAGTTTCTGTGCGTTCTCAATATCTCGTTTGTCAAAACGGGCCTTCTCCTTTCCCGTTTTGATCAGCTTTTCAAGCTCTTTTTCCCCCATCATGATGAGTTTGATGCTTTCAGGATCGAAGCTGTACTGAGTGAGAAGGCCGTGCGCTTTGTCTTTCGGCATTTTTTCTACAGCTCTGGCAAATTGCAAAAGCATATCCGCGGATGAAGTGGCCCCTTCTTTGACTCCCTTTAAAGAGATTCCAATATCCTCAACTGCGTCTTTGAACGGCCCGGAGTCATGGAGGACGGCATCATACATCCGGTCGCTGACGTCCCCGAAAAGCTGAACAAGATCTCGCGTCTCAAGCCCAACTTTTTCCGCCGCATTTTGCCAGCCCTGGAACTCTTTGATATCCATCCCCAGAGTCTTGCTCGCCGTATCAATTTCAAGGGCTGCTTCGGTAAACTCCGCGAATTGGCTTTTGATAAAGGCAACACCACCGATTACCCCAAGAACTTTCGTGAGTGTTCCTTTAAGATTTTCAAAGCTGAGCGCGCCCCGATTCCCTGCCTCTTCGAGTTCCTTTCCGGCAGAACGGGCAGACGAGCCGAGATTATCAAGGCCGCGTCCACCTCTTTTGGCTGCATCAGATACATCACGCCCCGCGTCAACGGCTGCGGCCTGCACGCCGTCCAGCCCCTTTTGTGCGGCCTGCACCTGAGCCTTGAAATCCCCTGCGGAGAGGATGAGAGAAACGACGAGTTCACCTGCGTTCATGGAATTTGCTCCAGAGGCGTTGGTTGTGGCCGTCCACGGCGATGATTTCCATCAGCTCGTAGGCATCGGACAGGCCGTACACTGTTTGCATTTCGTGCAACGTCGCGAGGTTCCGGCTTACCGGGATGCCGACGCATCCGGGGAGGTTTGCGTAGTCCCGGAGCCCGAGAGGTTGAGGATCTGCGACAGGCGGGAGGTCAAGCCCTCGCCGCCATGCAAAAAATCCAGACAGACGGCGATAGCCTCCCAACGCAGGCGGTAGATCGTGCCCACATCCTCGACATGGGCGTCGAGGTTTTGCGGGGTGAGCCTGATGGCATCATCGGGCTTGTGGGGGTTCGGGACGCGATAGATCTGCCCGAGAAGCTCGTCATAGAGTGGTTCGGCCTGTTCCCACCGGAGCCCTGAGAGCCCCCGGAGCCCGGCGGAAAGCAGCGCGGCGGTGTTCGATGACGCTGAAAGCGTTCGGATGTCGGCGGGAATCTCGGAACCGAAGACGGCGAGCAGCGCACGGGCGGCCCATTTTTCCAGCTTGGTGACGGGCATTTCCTTGACCTTGAAGGTCTTCCCGGCGTCGCGGCCCTTGTCGATGGCAATGATCTTTTCGTTGAGCATGACGGCCTCCACGGTTTAAAGCGGACTCGCGGTCCACTGGTCGAAGGTGATGACGAAGGCGCTCGCTTGCAAAGTCTGAGCGGCGTTGGGGCTGGACTGTACGGAGGTGAGGCCGCCCCGCTTCCCGGTGATCTTCCGGTTGATGCTCGGCATGGCGAACTCGGCATTGCAGAGCATCACTTCCCGGGCGGTTTCCTGATACGTCGCCCAATCTTCCATGATCTGACGGCTCGGGCTGTCCGCCGCGAGGGTGATTGTCACTTCCTTGTTGGTCGGCACCCACCCGAAGGAGGTATGCCCGTCAACGCCCTTTCCCGCGACGACTGGGGTATTCGTGGCCACGCTGACCATCGCGTCGGTACTGAACCCCTCGATCTGCACGGGGCTGTCGTAGAGCCCGGGGACCGTCAGGAAAAGCGTGCAGTTCGCCGCTGTAATCGTCATGTTGCCGAAGTTGTCAGCCATGTTTTACCTCATCACTGAATGGCCGTGGCAGGCATGACGATTTGCTGCACGCTGCCGCCGTCCATGTAGTAAAATTTGCATTCGGGGGACTGGCGTTGTCCGCGTACGGTCGCGCCGGGGTCCTTGACCTGCATGTACCAGCCCTGCGTTTCAAGCGTCTGGGAAACGTCCAGCCCGATTTCCGCGAGGAGCTGCACCTTTTGGGTGTTCGAGAGGGTCACTCCCGTGCGGATAGCCCCGAAGTCGAGAAACCGCGTGATGGTGTCGAGGCAGGCCGTGCGGATCATGCCGTAGCCGCTCTCGTTGTAAGGGATGCACTTTACGGCCTTGAACAGATCAAGGAGGTTAAGCTGGAGACCGTCTTTAATGGCGATGGCGTCAAGGTACGTGTCGAGCCAGCCCCATTTACCGGAAACCTGCCCATTCTGGAAAAACTTGAACTGGCTGGAGGCCGTGGCGAAGTCCGCATAGCAGTTGTAGCCATTGGCGATCAGCGCATCATAGTTCTCGTCGTTGTCGCAGGTTACGGCAAGCCCTTCGCCTTGCTTGAAGGCGAAGGTGAGCCGTCCGTTCGTCTCTTCAAAATTGATTGAGGCCGCCGTGCCCATGACCCACGCGGCGAGCTCAGGCGTGTTGAACACGGGAACCGTCCCGTCAAGTTCGAGCACCTTGGCGATCTGATACCCCGCCGAGGCCGTGGAACCCGCGACCTGCGCGGCGTTGTCGGTATCCCACATCACATAGGCGAAACGTGTGTCATACCCGGCGCACCATTGTGCGAGCGCGATCTTATCGTCAAGCTCGGGCTCCCATACCGTGGAGAACGTCACCCAATCGCGGGCGTACAGGAGCACGTTGGTCATGCAGTCGGGGAGCGTCTGGCCAGCCATGCCTACGGACTGGACGGCACCGGACTGTTCGGTGAGCAGAAGCAGTGCGCCGAGGTCGGTCCCGGATTCCGGCGGCGTCGGAAAGGCCACGGCGGAACTTGCCCCGGTCGTCGGGCTGTCGATCTGGAACGCCCCAGTCTGGCTGGAGTACGTCACCTTCGCCCCGGTCGCGCCCGCCGTCGTGAGCGCGGTCTGGATCGCCTCCGCAACCTGCGAGAAGCTGGTTGCAGCGGACAAATCCACGGAGGAAAGCGTGTGCGGCGTGTTGTCGATGGAAATAACCATCGCGCCGTTGGTGACGGCCTGCAACACGGCGATATTGCCCGTATACTTCGCGCCGCGCAGCCATGCGCCCACGGCCTCGCCGTTGTACCGGGCAAAGAAGATCTTGTCCGGGAGGCTCGTCGTGTTCACGTAGCCGGAGAAGTACATGGAAGCCATGCTTGCCTCTTCCGAAAGCGAGCCGAAATAATTGGCCACGGCCTGCGCGCTTGCGAACTGCACGACACGACCTGCGGGCAAAAACTCGGACTGCGAAAGGATGAGCCCGGCGAAGGTCAGGCCCGGCGTGCCGCCCTCGATGATGCGGGGGATGATTTGAACCAGTTTGTCGGCATTGACGCTCATTGCGCCCTCCTGTGTTTGCTATGCCAGCGGATGCACGGAAAGTTCCGCGTCGGTAAAAGTATCCATCTCAACGTGTTCAACGCGGTTCGCTTGAATCAGTACATTGAGCATAAAGCGGGGGTTGTACTGCTCGTCCCCTTCCGCCTGTGTCATGTCCTGCGGGTCTTCGACGTACAGGGGGGCAATCCCGTACGTTTGCAGGAAGCGGCACCCGACGCCGTCGCGCAGGAGCGTTGCGAGCGTCTGGGCACGGTCGGCGGCGGTCGGGCCGTAGACATCGAGCTGCACCCGGCGGCGCTGCGGCTGCACGATGGCCTCTCCGCCGCACTCGGTCTGGTGCAGGTTCGTCGAGAGGCGCGTCATGGTCATCGGGGTGACGAGCACGTAGCTTTTCGTCTTCGGCTTGCTCACGCGGTTGACATAGCCGCGCACAACAACGGCGGAATCGCCGAGGTAGCGTTTGCAGAAGTCTCCGAGGGCCTGCACGAGGATGCCGTCACTCATCGTCTCCCCCTTTGGGCGGTTCCGTGGCCCCGACTTCCGGCGGCGCGATTTCCCTGAGCTTCACGCACCGGATTTTCGTCCAGCCCGCCGTGGGATTCCAGCGCTCCAGAACCTGATCTACCTGCCACTCGGCGCCATCCCAGTAGAGAAGATCGCCGCCCTGCTCCGCCGGCCGATCAAGGGCCGACCAGTCCCCTGAAAGATAAAAGTCGTGCCAGATCGTGTTCTGGCGCTGCTGCACGAGGAATTGCAGCGTCTTGTCGGCGACAGGCTGCGGCTGCGCCATGACTTCCACGGCAGGGGCCCATGCCGGGACCTGCTCATACTGCGCGTTTATGGTGAAGCCTGTGGAGACGAGAATCACAACCGACTGGAAAGGGTTCACGATGCCGATAAGCGGACGCACAAGTTCATGGAGATTCATCTTTTGACTACCTCGTAATCGATGGACTTGAGCAGGCTTCCGGAATCGATGAGCGTCCCCTTTCCCGCGCCCTTGGCGTTCTTGCGGCGCTTGGTGGATTCGGCGTTGTCCGGGGGCATATTGCTCTTGATCGTTGCTTGAATGTCGTCTGCCATGCGGCGTCCCACAAGCCGCATCGCCTCTTTCGGCGTCCGTCCGGCTTCCAACGCTTCCGCGAGGTTATCGCACCATGCGTCTGCCTTGGCATCGAGCGTTGAGCGCAGGAAAGGCCGGGAGGGGATGGTGACGGTGTGGGCTTTGACCGTCGCATCCTGCGCAAAATCACTTTTGCCCTTCTTCACGAACCGATTCCCGACGCTGCCGTCACGCTTCCGCTTGAAGTACAAGGTTTGCGTCCGCTCAGGGATTTCGATTGTTGCGCCGTATTCGTTGTACGCCGCATACTCTGCGACGGGAGTACCACCTTCGCCCCGCGTCGCATTTTCGAGCACCCCGGCCTTCACGACGATATCGGGGGTAATGTACCGCTTGAGCAGCTTTTCGAGTTCTCCGGACACCATTACCCCCACGGATGCCAATACCGGGCGGCATAGTAGCGACCGCCCACGGCATAGGGCTGGATGGCCTGCCAAAACGTCTGTCCGCACGGCGTCTGCGCGTAAAAGGCTTTCCCGGTGTTCTGGGGCACGGAGAAGCTGATGCTGACAGTTCCTTCCGTCGCCGAGGCCACTGGCCCGGCCTGTCCCACTGGCCACAAGGCCAGCGTCGCCAAGTGGCAGACGAGGAGGTACAGGAGCGTCTTGCGGATCATGACGCCGTGGGCCGGATCATAAGGAACCGGGGATGAGTTTGTGTTGTCCAAGAGCAGACAGGCGACGTCGAACGCCTGCCGAAGCTGTGCATCGGTCAGGAGAGGCTGCCCGGTCTTCGGATCGACGAAGCGCGGATAGGCCTCCCGGAACTCCTGCGGGTCAAAGACAACAACAGCCACGGGTTAGAACCCCGCCTTGCTCTGGAGCGGTTCGGTCTGCGCCTTGGGGTCGTTCTCCACATCCACGGGCTCCAGCCCGTTGCGCAGTTCCGCCCTTTCGTCGGCCTCGTCCACGGCGTCGGCCTTGCGCGCCTGCGCGAAGATAAGCCCGGACTTGAAGATTTCCATGTGCGGGCCATAGGTCTTTTCAATGTATGCCCAATCGTCGGCGTTCACCCGCGTCAGCCCAAACGCGCCACGGGCAGCACTCCCTTTTCCTTTCCGCGCAGGCTGGCGGCGTTGCCTTCGATGAGCACTTTGCGTCCGTCGGGCATGGGGAACGTGATCCCGGTCGTCCGGTTCAGGGCGACCATTACGGTATCCATCTTCGTCGCCTGCGTTGTTTCCGGGGCGGTATTCTTTTTGGGTCTGGCCATATCTCTGTATCCCTCCGTTGTTTTGGTCATCATGGCAAAAGAGCCGGGACGAAATCACCGTGAACAAAGTTCGGCTATGCAGCACGGCGAAGGCGGTACTTGCCCAGCATGTTCAGGTCGTTTTTCAGGGCCAGCCGGAAGGCTTCGAGCACGTCGACGTGGTACGCCTTCACGCTCCCGAAACGGCTGTCCTCGATTTCCCGGATTTCGTAATCCATACGGCGGGACATATCGGAAAGCTTGCGTCCCGCGACGGAGTACGCGGCTGGCGTATCTGCGAAGACGTCAAGGAACCACGGGATGCCCTTCACGGACTTGTAGTCCCTGCCCCGCCCAAGTTCGTTCTCAAGAGCCGCAGCCTTGCGGACGGCTGCGGAGGCGGTTGCCATCGCGGTGGCCTCGCGGCGTGAACCGATTTCGGCCTTGGTGCGGATAGCCTCGTCGCGCTCGGCTTCGATGCGCCTGATGGTGTCCTGCGCGACCAGCACGGCGCGGGCAAGGATGGCTTCGGGGGTATCGTCCGGCTTGGCTATCAGGTAGCCGCCCGTCTTACGGATGGAGGGGATGACCTCATGCGTCACCCACCGCTTGAACGCCTTGGCTTCGGGCTTGCGGGAACGCAGGATGAGGGAATACAGGCCCGGTTCGGAAATAATTGTCATTTCCTGCTTTCCACCGGGGGTGTCCATACTATGGACGCCCTTTTCATCCTCATCCAGAAGTGCAAGGCTTGAACGAGGGTTGCCCATTTCAAGAATATCGCACACGTCTTTCGCCACGAACCATGGTTGCACCTTGCGCTCAACAACGCGAAGGGAACCGAACTTTTCATGCTTGAAAAGAGCCAAGGGGGAATTTTCCATCGCTGCACCTCCATAGTGTTTTGGAGATGATGCCGCATGGCGGCGTGGGGGCACACCGTGAACAAGGTTCGGGAAAAGCTCTCTCACCTCTGGCGCTTGACATGGGACATGCGTTATGGCGTCCTACTCGGAAAGCAAGGATCCGCCATAATGATGGACTTGAAGAGCTTTGTAGAAGAAACGCTGTGCCAGATCGCCGAGGGCATCCACGGCGCGCAGACGCGGTTGCGGGGCTCTGGGGCGCTCATTAATCCGTACTACCATGCTAAAGAAAATGGCCCTGAACGGATCAAGAACCCCGAAGCGTTTCATTCCCAAACCCAATTGCAGACCGTAGCTTTTGATATTGCCATTACGGCCAGCAAGTCTGGCAAGGCTGGAGGCGGTTTTGGCGTGGCCGTGATTGCCGCGAGTCTGAAGGCGGATGGGCACCGGGAAACATCCGATTCTAGCACATCGCGGGTTCGGTTTGAGGTTGTAGTTGATCTTCCTCATCAAAAACCTGAACAGCCGTGAAATCTATCGTGGGTTCCCCCCCCACCATGGAAAAACAAATGTGAAAATGGACAGGCTCGCCCTTGGGGACAAACCCCTTTAACTGCCGCAACACAACCTCAACCCAATAATTGGTATTTTCAACGTACATGCGGACCTTCCTTTTTCAGGATGATGCCCTGAAATCATTCTTGACATCCCCTCCATTGTGTGCCGGTTTTGGGAAAAACAGGGAGGGGAATATGTCCTATCTTGTAGCTTATGAAAAACAGCCCGGCGAAGCCTCCAATGAAAGGGAGGAGCTCAACCGCATGTATGGAGCCGGGTATATTCCGATCCGCCCCGGCTTATTTCTGCTCCTCTCCGGGCCTCATGCACAGCAGATCCAGAGCGACCTCAGCAGGGTTCTCGGAAACCTGTCTTTTCTGTTCGTTGCTCGCGTAACCGACGACTATGCTCTGCAATTTCATCCTGAGAATAGCGATGTGCAAACGCTTCTGGAAAACGTGTTGCCGCGTCGGGGTAACATTGAATGAGGAGTGCCCTCAGCCCCTCCATCTTTTTGCTCAAGAAACCGTCATATTCGATAAACACCCCGTTCCCGGTGGGGATGATGCGGGAATCTTCAACCGCAAGATGAAATCCCCTTTTCAGTTCCATTGCGTTCATGCGCTACCTCCTTACGTGCCAATACAGCACATTGAAAAAGGATAGCCCGCAGGACAACGGGGCAGATACCGTGAACAAGGTTCGCATAGGGCAAAAGAAAAGCCCCTTTCGGGGCGGAGGGCGGCGGCGGTGGATTTTTGGAACGGCCTATGCCATGATAGCCTCATCTATAACAAGGGGGATGATGTATGGCTACCTTCAACGCACACATGAAAACATTGACTTTCATGCTGACGGCACTTTTCATTTCTTGTGCCTCACTCTCGGCTTATGCCGAAGAAATGTCCACACTTTACAACATTCCAGAACGCTATGCTTTGTTGGTGGTAACGGGGGCTGACCCTGCGGCTCCGCTTGATACGGAAAAATTTGAGGCCCTCCTCTCAGAAGAATTTAAAAAGGCCAATATCGAGCAAATGCAGATACTAATTTACGACGAAGGGAAAAAACCGGGCGATGGGGCCCGAGCTTTTGGAGAAATGAGGAAAGACAGTAAGGTCGAAACTGCTCCCATTTCGGAAATTCCTCAAAGCAAGGCCGAGGCAAGACTTCTTGTAGAAAAGGCCATGGGCTACGAGTGCGCCCCAAAAAAACTTTGGCAATCCTATGAAGATAACGAAGTTGTTGCCGATGAAGACTTCAAGGGAAAGCCTGTCATCGTGACTTTCAAATGTCAGGGAGTTTCAAAGGATGCTTTAGGAAAGGCCTATATGAAAGTTCCTGTAGATCGTTCAGGCCTTTTGGGGCTGCACATTTACGTCGATATGAAAGATCCTAATCTCCGTAAGGTTAAAAAAGGTGACATCATTACAATGCAGGCTTTCCCTCAAAAATTCCTGATGCGTTCTGTAATGATGGAAGGAACTATTGTTTTTGTAGAACACAGTAAGAAAAAATAACTAATATTTGGGGGAGTACAAAAGACATGGCGATGTTCAAATGTCCGGATTGTAAATCCAAAGTTTCGACTTCCGCAGCGACTTGCCCTAAATGTGGGCGTCCCGTAACTGATGCTGACAGGAAAAAAGGGAATTCATCAGGGATATTCGGAAAAAAAATTATCAAATGGATAGGCTATATTTTCCTTATTTTCCTCGCTATTGGAGCATTTAAGGCGATAACGCAAACTCCAGAAGAAAAAGCTCGTATTGAAGCTGCCAATGAAGAGTATAAACAGCGTAAACAGGCTGAACGGGCCGCTGCCGAGCAAGAGAAAATAGCAAAAATGCCTCGAATCACGTCTGTCCAACTTGTCCGTGAGTACAAGTCCAACGAAATTGCAGCTGACCAAAAATACAAGGGAAAGGAGATTATCATTACTGGAACAGTAAATGATATATCCAAATCCGTTACCGGGCTGGCAAGATTGACCCTCGAAGGGACAGGTTTCTTGGAAAACATTTTTGCCGATTTGGAGCGCGGGCAAACGGATTCTGCCGCGTCTTTAAGAAAAGGGGGGAAAGTTTCCCTCATGTGCACTGTTAAAGGTATGGCATTGGGTAATGTGGTAGCCGACGATTGCAGCTTATTACGATAGACTCTTTTTAAAGCCCCGTCCTGAAACGGGGCTTTTCTCTTTACATTTTTCGCGTTTTGTGCTGTCTTTTTTCTACGGTGCTCATCACACCAACAGTAGGCGGACAACGCCACCCGATAGTATGGCTCTTTTTGTGCCCTTTTGCCGAAGTCAAGACTCTTTTTGACTTTGGTTTTCTGCTATACTTGCATCTTCCTGATGCCGGGTGTCCCTGATATGTCCAAGCGTAAGCTAAAGGCAGGGAGCCGCTCCTACTGGCGGTGATGAACACCCGGCATCGTCATTCATCGGCGATGCCAACTCTTAACAGTAGGAGTTGGTTATGTCTCATTCTCTTTGCTTCAACGATTTCACTTTCTCCCCCATAACTCGCGGCAATCAGCCTTGGATTCGCGCTACAGAACTCGCACGAGCTCTTGGGTATGGACGCGAAAATCAAGTTTCGCGTCTTTACCGAAATAACGCCGATGAATTCACGCCAGACATGACGCAACTAGTTGAAATTACCGCACAGCCCCAAAACGGGGCTGAGGGTCGCGCCCGCATCTTCTCACTTCGCGGCTGCCACCTCCTCGCCATGTTCGCCCGGACTCCGGTAGCAAAGGCATTCCGCAAGTGGGTGCTGGACGTCATCGAGCAGTACGGCGACAGGGTGCCCGTTGCCGAACCTGTGACGCTCAACGACGAGCTGATCAGTGCGGCGGAACGTGCCGAGCTCAAGCTCATCGTAGACGCCAAGCTCTCAACATACCCCGCCGCCGTGCAGGGCAAGGCCCGCGCCGAGATATGGGCGAAGCACAACCGCCACTTCCGCATCGCGGAATACAGCCAGCTCCCGGCCCGGCTTATGCCCGAGGCCCGCGAGTTCCTGCTTTCCGTCCGCGTCCGCGCCATCAATGCCATACCCACGGCGGAATCCGCGATTCCGTACCCTGCGCTTCCCGCCTCCAGCGTCTACGCCGCCCGCATCGCGGCCCTCGACCGCCTCGAAGAGGAATGGATCGAATTCGCGGGGGAAACCCGCTCCCGGCTCCACCGATTCGTCAACGAGCTCTTGCGCGTCAAGGAGAGCACTTATCCCGAACTGCTGAACCGGGTATGTTCCCAGCAGAACATCTCGAAGGATCCGCTTCTCGGCATCCTACAGTCCAACTCGTACAACGCCCAGACGTGGATTGACGCGGGAATCTCGGAAATGAGAGCGGCAATCCGTGCCGCGAAGACCGCGAACAGGTTGATGCTAGGATAGCCCTTGACCCCGAGCACGGGAATGGCTATTGAAAAAAGGAAGGGCGGCAAGTGGTGACACACCTGCCGCCCCGTGGGACACCCTCCCGAGATTGATCATCTCAAGTTTGCGCCCCGGTTGGAGTTCGCACCTCCTACCGGGGCAACTGCGTTATTGGTTCAGCATGAACCGAATCACCACAGCCACAATGACGCCGCCAATCACTTGGACAGCGACGTCCCGGAGGAAGTGTCGCATGGAGTACCCTCCTTTCAGGAGAGTGCCCCACAGCGGTTTTCTATCCTTTCCCTATTCCCTTGTCAAAGAACGACTATCAGAACACCGAGGCGCATTTCTGCTTACTTTTTGCATGTAGAGGACAGAAGTTATCATTACTGAGCAGAGCCCAAAGATGCAAAGAAGCCCCAACCGTTAAACAGGCGGTTGGGGCTTTCGCATGGAGGGAAGGATGGGACTAGGCTCCAGTCATTTGGGCAAAGGCAAAGGGCATGAGCACGATACCGCCGTAGGTGGTGCCGACGAACTTCTGGCGGAAGCTGGACAGGTCGGGCACGACGCGGCCGGCGCGCATCTTTTCGCCGAAGGCCAGCGTGCCGGTGCGCTGGCCGTTCACTTCGGGGGCGATGAGGAACATGGTTTCCCCGGCGGTCATGCTGTGCAGCTCGGGGACGGTCACGATGTCGATGCGGGTGAAGTACCGCTTCAGCATATCCAGCACGGACACGTTGAAATCGGTAGCCGCGCCGAGGCGAACGGCCAGTTCGGGGGAGAGGCAGAACTTGAGGGGCGTGTCCTTGTCGATGAGGCCGCTGGACTGCTCGGAAAGCTGCGCGAACAGGGCGAGGACGTCATTGTAGATCTGCACCGTGGTCTTGTCGGCCCATTTCGTGGAGCCGCCCGTGCCCGTGGCCCCGGCGGTGATGGCGGCGGGGAGGTTCGGATCGTTAAGGATGCCGTAGATTTCCTTCCCGGCGACTCCGAGCAGGTAGAAACGGTTCTGGTCGATGTCGATGACGTTGGCGGCCGCACGCTGCTTGGAGGCAGCGAGGTTGACTTTTGCCGTGCTCGACATGTCCACTTCAAAGTCGCCGTAGGTGATGGACGTCTGGAAGACGTACTGCACGCGGGTCTGCCATTCGGAGTTCACGCCCGAAGTCGTGCCGTTGGCATAGTCGGAATACGGCTCGGTCTTTCCGGTCATTTCGTCGACGCGCCACTTCATGTACGGGGTCGTCCAGTCGCCCTTCTTCTCTTCGCCGAAGATTTCGCGGGCGCGCCGGGGCGCGGTCAGGATTTCGATGACCATCGGGTCGATATACGCCAGAAGCTCGGCGGGGACGGTCGTGTTCGGAGTAGTGATGAGCGCGGCGTCCTGCGCAATGCGGGCGCGGTTCTCCGGAGTTGCCCACATGCGGGCGCCCGGGAAGATAAAGCCGTAGCGCTTGGCCTGTTCAAAAGTCGGATTCATGTAGTACCTCCTACGCTCCGGCGGCGGCTGCGCCGAGGTTGGTGCGGGCCTGTTCCGCAGTGGTTGCGCCAGTTCCGCCGTTGGCCACGCCGAGCGCTCCGGTGGCGTTGCTGAAATCTTTCTGCATCAGGTTCGAGGTGTCGCCGCCGGATCCCGACGCTGCGGCCTGTCCCCAATTGCTGATGATGATCGGTTCCCCGATTTCGCCGGGCGTCTTGACGACCCACCCCGTATCGAGGTGCGTGGCGTCGGGGGTCCCGGTGCTGATTGAACCGTCAGCGGTGGAGGCAAGGACGGCCTGCCCCACCGTGGCCTTGGTCGTGGAAACGGCCCAATAGTCGCCCTTCACAGCCACGGTGAGGTTCGAGCCTGCCGGGACAGTCAGGGTGCCGTCAGAAAGCAGTTCATAGTTCACGTAGTTGATGACGCGCTCCACGAAGCCGAGCACGGCTGTGGCGGTGCCCGCGACGTTGGTGGCCCGCGTGTTGTCGATCACGCCGGAATCCACGACAGGGAAGACGAAGCGCCCCACAGGGAGGGCCACCGCCGCCAGAGGGTTGAGCGGGGTGTAGATGCTCTGGTCGGGCGTCGCTTTATCGCCCGCAACGCCGGGAGCGACGGAAAGATTGACTTGGGACTGCAAAGGCATGGTGTGCCTCCTATTCTGCAATGGTGATATTGGAAAGACCGGCGAAGCTGCCGGACATGCGCCCGACGGGGGCCGCGTCACGGGCAACGGAAGGTGTCGCCTTCTGCTTGCGGAGGATATCGATCATACCGGGCCATGCCTGCCGGGGGTACTTGCGGGGATTCTCCCCAAGCTGCTCCAGCGCGTAGCCGTAGACGTCGGACGCGGAGTCGAAGGACAACGGGTCAAGTTCGCCCACCAGCCCGCGCACGTCGCGCACGGCACGGGTGAGGTTCCGCATATGCTCCTGCGCTTCGGCGACTGCGGATGCCTTGATGCGGGCGGCGTCCATTGCGGTGAGAGGACGCGGACCACGGCGGCGGAATGCCCTGTCCTGAGCGGCTCCCTTGTCGTCCGGGGCTTCATCTCCGGTCGCGGGGGAATAGGCGAGATCGGCGAGGGAGTCGGTCAGCTTCTTTTTCTGCTCCGGTGTGAGGTCGGGGACGGAAGCGAGGATGCGCTTAATGGCCGCGTCCTTGTCCTCGTCCTTGCCGAGTTCGCGGCGTTCGCCCTCGGATTCGTGTTCCCGGTCAAGCTTGCGCCGTTCCTCGGGGTTCCGGATCCGCTCCTCACCGTACTTGACGCCCTCGGCAAAGGCTTTGCTCTCCTGCGGGTTCTCAGCGTCGAGGCCGCAGGCATCCATAGCCTTTTTCATACCCTCGGACTCATGCTCGCGGTCGAGCTTCCTGCGTTCGTCCGGATTGCGCTCCAGTTCCTCGCCGTATTTTACGCCTTCGGCAAAGGCGCGGGATTCGGCGGGGTCTTCCGCATCAAGCCCGCAGGCGTCCATAGCTTTCTTGGCTTCTTCGTCCATCGCTTCCTTTTTCTCCGGCTTCTCGTCGCCCGTGGCCTTGGAGTAGGCCAGATCGGAGAGGGAGTCCGTCAGCTTCTTGACATCTTCAGGATCGAGCTTGGCGGACAGTTCACCGACGAGCTTGCGGATTTCCTCCGCCTTGTCCTCGTCTTCGGTGACGTCCACGATTTCGCCTGTCACGGGGTCGACCTTGTGCAGGTCGATGATGGCCTGCGCAAGCTCCACTTCCTGCTTTTCGATGTCCGGGTTGTCGTCTTGCGCGCCCCGGAACCATTTCTTAAACGTGCCCATAAGCGTTCCTTTTTTCGTTGAAGTTGGATGAGAATCCGCCACCACCACGTCCGGCCCGGCCCGCCCTTCTTCGACCAGCGCGACGTGGTTGCCTCGGATGTTCCGCATGATGAAATCGTAGGGGGTGCCCTCGTAGCTGCCCGGCGTGAAATCCGGGTCGTAGCGGTAGGCGCAGGAAAGTTCCCGGAAAGAACCGTCTTCGATGGCGTCGATGGCGGCCCGATCCCACACGGTCAGCGGCGCATCTACATACGGCGGGTTCCAGACCGCGCCCGTGCCCACCGCGCCCACGCGGGTGAGCTTCTGCGGCTCTTCCGCGCTGTCGATGTGGTGCTCGATGTGCAGCGGCAGCCCGGCCCATGTCTCAAGCGATGCTTGAAGTTCTTCCGGGTCCCGAAGCCCGTAATAGACAGCCTCGGGGTCAAGCCCGGCTTCCTGCCAGCCCGGAATCTCCCGCCCATAGTAGGGGTTCACCGTTGCTTTCGTGATGTGCGACGCCCCGACGTGAAGGAACCCGTTCTCGTCGGTTTCCCGCTGTGAGGGGGCCGCGTCGAAGGTGACGCCTTTACTTTGATACATAGACTAGTCTCCAAATTCAGGAATAACGGCCCGGTACGTGCATTGGCACCCCGGAAGCTCACCGCAAAGCACTTTGCGCTTCACGTCAGAGTCGTAAAGACCTTCCGCGATGACGAACTTTTTCCCATTCATGAGCTGGTGGGTATGGCGGCTCGTTTTCTTTCCCGGCACATGTACCCAGACGCCTTCGGTGATGCCGAGTTCCTTGTCCTGTACCCGCTTGATGGCCTCGGTCGCCTTGTTGGATTGATCGCGAGCAATGAATTCGGCCCGGCGCCGGGTGATCTCGTACCGCTTGTGCAGTTCGTCGGCGAGGAACTCCACGTCCCGGCCCATGCTGGCGGAACGCATTACAAGCCCGGTAACTTCGGTAATGTACTGCTGCGGAATGGACTTGATGATATTGTAATTTTCCAGTAGCAACGCCCGTTCCACATCATTCATGGCCCGGGTGCTGGCCTTCATCTTTACCGTGAAGCCCGCATCCTTGAGGGCCTGCCGCATCCCGGCTTCCGTGCGCCGCCTCGTACTGCCCACGAACTCCCGTGCAAAACTCTCCGCGCTTTCCCTCCACCGCTTCGTCCAGTACCGGAACAGGCTCTTGAGGCGGTCTTGCAGGTCACTCGCCGGGGACGCATCCTGTGCTATGCGGGTTTCCTGCTTCCTGTACTCGGCGCGCAGCCACCACACGACGGAACGCTGCATCTCGTCGAGAAGCGACACCAGCCGCTTCCGGTATTTCGCCCGGATGCCCGCGTTGGGCTTGATGGCGCGGATGACCTTAGCCATAGACGGCCCCTGCCTTGTCCACATCGTCGATGTCGGGCATCAAGCCCTCTTCCCCGGCTTCCGGCAGGGCATCAGGCATTCCATTGCCCTGCGGCACTTCCGCCGGGTCGATGTCGGAGAAGCCGCTGTCCGGGTCACTGGCAAGGGATTGCCGGGCTTCTTCCTGAGAGATGATGTCCCGATCCATGTAGACGGCGATGGTGTCGGCCTTGGTCTTCTGGAGCGTCGCAAGGGCCGCCCTATCCTCTTCGCCGAGGGGCGCGAAGTCGAACGTCACGGACGGGTCGATGGTTCCGCGCAGGTAGAGCTGGATACAGTCGAGCGCCTTCTTGATGCCGTCGCGCAGGACTTTCTCCTGCTGGCTCCTGACATGGTCGTAATAGTTGCGGATGTCCGATTCGCCCGTGGCATTAAACCCTGACGGGCTGATGCCGAGCAGCTTGACCGCCGGGGTTCGGTTCAGGGCGGCGAGGATTTCAAGGGACTGGCGCACGATGTCGGTCACGCCTGAAAGCGGGGTTTCCAGCTTGACCACGTCTTCCGATTCTTTGTCGACGGCAAGCACGCCGTCATTGGTCATGGTCTGAATCATGTACCGGATGCGGGTATCGATCTGAGCGGTGCCCCCGGCTGAGTACAGGATGTCTTCCATCTTCGTCTTGAAGACGGTCAGCGAAAACTTGGTCAGTAGCCGGGCTTCGGCGGCGCGGCATTCCTGAAAATGCAGGACGTAATCCCAGAGGATCTGCGCCTGCGGGATGCCCAAAAAATTGTAGGCGGGCCGCAGCAGCACCGGGCATTCGTTCGCAACCAATCGGATGAGGCGCGAGGCGTGCACCCGCTGCCCGAGCACCCACCACCAGCGCGGGCGGAAGTAGTCCGGCTCAAGCGGCGAAAGGCTGTTGTAGTCTCCGGGGAAGACGTTCACGGGGTCGATGACGACGAAGCGCAGCACGCCGTCGGGCCTGAGTTCGGCGGAATACGGGCTGACGTTCAGCGGGCGTTCCAGCTCTTCCCCGACTGCTCCGGTGTCGATGAAAAGGAAGGCCCCGCCCTCGTACCCCACAAGCTCGGTCGCCTCATGGAAAAGGCGTTGCAGTGCGAACCTCTTGCACGCCTGCGCAAGGTCGGTGAGCAATGACTCGTCGCCGCCCTCCCCTTCGCGCTTGAACTCAATCCATGCTCGGGTCATGTCGTCGGATACCGTCTCGACGCAGGCACGGATCAGGCCGTTCTGGGCAAGGTTCTGGAGGACGCCGTAGCCCATGAATTGCGGCGCAATCCCGACCCCAAGCTCAAGCGAGTGCTGGAGCAGGGAATAGACGCCGGAATCCGCAAGCCGCGCATCCATCGCAAGCTGCACATCTTCGGGCGCGCCGAGCGTCTTCGCAGGACCGTACAACCGGCTGATGTCTTCGGGCGTAGGTGGCAAAGGTTGAGCAAGGCCGCCGCGCACGTCCGGGGAGAGATTCAGACGGCGCGACGGCTGCACGGCTTGCGGGGCTATGGAGGTAGCGTGGCGATAAGTGCGCTTCTTGCTCATGAGGGCATCATGCTATGAGCGAAGAAGAATTTACACCGTGAACAAGGTTCGGAGTTTACCGGAAGCGATACCCTATACGTGGTTGAGTGAGGATAGCAGGATTGATAGACATGGGGCGTTTGGCGTCGAAGTCGCGGAGGGCCTGAGTGGTGGCGTCCACTTGGTCGTCGTGGGGCGCTCCGGGGAACTGCGTCAGTTCCGCGACGTACTCCCGCGCCCACGGGCAATGCTCAGGGTGCGGGAGTAGGACGTTCCCGGCCTCGAAGAACGTAGTCACAGCATGGGCCCGGGCCGTCTTGCTGCCGTCCGGCTCCACGGGGATGATACCGGGCACGGCATGTTTCAGCGCGTCGATAACCGCCGGTCCGTTGGCCTTATCCTCCACCAGCTTACGGGTTGCGCCGGGCCATTTAGCGGCGAGCGCCCGGAACGCGGCCACCGTATCCGTAAAGCCCATACGCCGTCGTACCTGATCCAGTAGGTAGCGGGCGGCCCCCTTGCGGCCCCACACCTGCCCCACAACAAAGTCGGTATCGTCGCCGTCCTTGAACGTCATATCCCACGAGATAAGGAGCTGGTCGAACTGCTCTGGCAGATCTTTGGGGAGCCAAAAGCGCAACCACTCGGATTTGAAAATGGCGCCGCCATCGGGCGTGGGCCGCTGCTGGTACAGGGCCTCCCAGTCGCGTGTGCCGAGGGCTTTCTTAATGGCAAGGAGCTGGCTCAGCGGGTAACGTTCCGGGTGCAGGGCTTCCCCGGCCTTACGATGTGGCTCGTCCGCCGTGGCGATGGCGGGGAAGTCCACCACACGCCAGTGGTCGCCCTCCCCCCGTGCGGCGGCCTCAAGCAGCCGCCCGGAAAGGTCGGCCATGTGCCAGCGCGTATTGATGATGAGCACCCCCCCGCCGGGCGCGAGGCGCGTGTACAGCGTGGACGTGTACCAGTCCCAGACGTTCTGGCGGATGGTCGGGGAATCGGCGGACGCCCGGTCCTTGAACGGGTCGTCGACAATGACGATATGCCCGCCCATGCCCGTGATGCCGCCGCCCACGCCAGCGGAACGGTAGCATCCAGCGTGCCCCACTACCTCGAATATATCCGAGTTGCGGAGGTAGGAACCGTTCCCCACGGTGCGGATGTTCTTGCCGTACAGCGCCGTGCCGGGAAAGAGTTCCCGGTATTCCGGACTGTCGATGACGCGCTGAACGTCGCGGTTCATGCGCGAGGACAGGTCGGCGGCGTAGCTCGTTGAAATGACGGATAGATCGGGATAGCGGCCCAAGGCGTAAGCCGGGAAGCGGCGGGAGGCGAGCTCGCTTTTCCCGTGGCGCGGGGGCATGGTCAGCATGAGGCGCGGGGAACGCCCGGCTACGACATCTGCAAGGAAAGCGTCAAGCTCGGAACAAATTTCCTCATGCACCCATCCCATGCGGTAGCCGGGCATGGTGTAGCGCACGAAGGCCGCGAGACAGCTACGGGCCAGTGCCTTCCGGATATCGGAAAGGATGGCGGGGCTACTCATGATCCGGCGTTTTGAAGGCTTCCTTCGTCAGGCGAAGCAGCTCGTCCGGGGAGAGGTGTGAGAGATCCACCGGACGCTGAGATAGGGAACCGTCGGATGAAGTGTGATCCAAGGCGGTCTTGTCCACGATGCCCCACGCCTTGCGCTCTCCCTCCTGCCGGATCTTGATCGTCTCGGCGGTGATCTTGGCGAGCTTGGCCTTGTCGAAGCTGCCTTCGGACAACGCCTCATCCATAATGGACTGATGCCGATCCCACTCCCGCTGGTGGCGGGTGATGACGGCGGCCTTGGCTTCGGCGGCGCGATCCAAGGCTTCGGCCTTTTTTTGAGGGTTGCAGCCTGCAACCACGCCCGCAACCTTGGCCTCTGCCATGCGGTTCACGGTGCCGGAAATATCCTGCACCCAGCCTTCGGCCCGGATGCGCTTTTGGATGGCCGTCCGGCTCACACCGTACCGCTTGGACAGATCGGACTGGCTCGCCCCTACTTCGTACTCGGCCCGGATGGATTCCCAATCAAATCGTGCCGCCATCGTCGCACCCCCCGTTTGGCCTGCGTTCTTCCTGTTCTCTCAAAAAACTTTCATGCCCTCGTTTCTCCTCTTCCTCGGGCCTCGTACTGTGCGCCAAATCATACTCCCAAGGGGCCCTTTTCCGCTTCAATTGCGGACACCCGTGACCGGTCTGATAGGACACCGGTGGCCGATCCACTCTTCCAGTACTCTTTCCAGAACCGGCAGCCAAAACCGAGGAGCGTCCGGTTGCCGTGGAAGTGAACACCCCGGAGGATACGAGCGCAGCAACGGCCCTGCGCACTGTTCGCACAGACACGCCGCACTCCTGCGCGACGGTTTCCTGCCGCACGCGGATTTTTCCGGTCCGTTTGTCCATGTGTAGGGCGAGCACCATACCTACAAGCTTTTCCGTTGAAGGAAGTTCTGCCTGAAGAAGCTGACGCTGGAGCGCATAGGTGTCCATTCATGCACAGGGCATTCTCAAAACATCCGGCCCACAATGGCACCGATGCAACCGCCAACTCCCGAGAGGGCGGTTATGATGGCGATGGCCGTTGTCCTGCTGCCCTGCCGCTCCCCGCGTTCCCGCGCGCACGTCTCGGCCATAACCGAGATATGATCCTCAAGATCCCGAATGCGTTTTCCATGATCGCGGAGTTGCGTGAGTATCGCGTCGTCAAGCCGCTGGTTGAGCGCTTCGAGCAATGCCTCAATGCGGGAAAGCCGGGATTCATGGTCCAGTGTATGCTCCATCAGCTTCCAGCCTCAACGCCCTTGATCCACAGGAGCAGGTTCCCGGCCTCTCCTGCGGGCAGGTGCACCCACTCGCCGGGCTCGGTGAACGTCTCGCCCCGGTAGGTGTAGGACCACTCACCCGTCACGACGGCCCCCGGCGTCAAGGGAGCCGGGCTTGTCGCGGCGGTCGGTTCCACCCATCGAGTGCACTCACTCGCCGCCAACGTCATCACGCACAGCAGTGCGATCAGCCTCGCGGCGTTCGCCGTACCGTTGGCGCAGCCACAGCTTGAGGATCCCGGCGAGCGATGAAAGGAACTCAAGGACGGCCCGCACATCACTTCCCCGTCACGGCCTTGACTTCGGCCTTCACGGTTTCGGACTTGCCGTCAGCCACGGCGCCCTTGTTCTGCCCGAAGTGTGCGGCAAGGGCATGGGTCCAGCGGTAGAAGACGGCATAAAGCCCGGTCGGTTCCTTCGGCACGGGCATCCATACGGTGGCCACGGCGCACAGGCCGCACACGGTCATGACCACGCTCAGGGCGGTGACGAGCCACGCCGCGTCGGGGTACTGCGCGGAAAGGCTCATCAAGGTCGAAAGGATGAA